CGGGTCACTTCTGCTATTGTTAAGATAGATGGTAAGCGCGTTTTTACTCATTCTGGAAGTGAATATGAGGTAGGAACACCAGACCCGGAATATGTTCAGTTTTGTATTGATAATAAGTTTCATGTTCCAACAGAAGAACATCCATTCTTACATACCTAATAGGTGTTACGGTAGCACGATACATTGCCAATGTATAAGCTCGGGTTCAACTCCCGAATTGGGTACTTAGATAATGTCAGCAATATAATTTTTTTTGGTAAAAATAAGCATTATCTGTTTTTTAAAAGGAAGGACTTTTGATTATGAGTTTTCTACAGGCTATGCAAAAGAAGAACACTGTAACACAAAATAGTGCTCTATCTAACAGTAGTACGGGCAATTCCGTTCTAGACTATTTTGCGAAGTGTGGTTCTTATCGCTCACGTAGTCAAAGTGAAGTAACCGCAGATATTGATGCTGCGTATAGTGAAGATTCTCAGTTAGCACTTAAGACTATTTTCTACAATCGTGCAATTACTCGTAAGTCAAAAGGTTTTGACGAATCTGATAATGTAATCAAGGGTCAAGGTAATAAGGACGAATTTATTCGTGCTATTAAGGCTCTTGAAGAAAAGCATCCAAAGACACTATATGTAAATCTATGGCTAATTCCTACACTTGGTTGTTGGAAAGACCTATGGTATGACAGTGTAAATACTGGTCTATATCATTACGTTAATAAGACACAGGTTTATAAGCTAATTAAGATGGCGTTGAAGAACGACTATCATCGTGCTCTATTAGCTAAGTATCTACCAAAAATCCGTAGTGCTTCAAATACTAAGACAGACCGTCACCGTCGTCTAAATGACTTCGCTAAAGGACTGTGTAAGTATTTAAACTGGACAGAACGTGACTATCGTAAGTTCAAGAGCAATCCTGAATTTTTAGCACATCAATTCCAACGTGATATTAGTGCGGGTAACTGGACCGATATTGATTGGAATATGGTTCCGGGTAAGGCTCTATTCAATCTTGCTACCATAAAGGGAAAAGATGGTAAGACTTTTGTTGAAAGACACGGTCTTGAAGCCAGCTACACCAAGTGGCTAGCAAAGCAACCGGTTGCTAAATTTACCGGCTACGTTTACGAACTAGGTGCGCAAGTTAAGCATTCGTTAAATGCGGCTCAAAAGATGACTATCAACAAGCAGTTTGAGGGTTTACTTGCTCTTGCAAAAGACAATCTAAATCCAGAACTATTAGAAGGTGGCGTACTTTGTGCCCTTGATACAAGCGGAAGTATGACTTGTGCAACTGCCGGAAAGAATACGGCTTATGATATTTGTGTATCACTTGGTGTATATTTTGCGTCACTAATTCAAGGTCATTTCCATAATCATGTTGTGCATTTTGGCGATACTAGCAAGCTAGTTAAACTAAATCATGATAATTTTGTGGATAATTACCAACAAATTACTGGCTCGACTACAGCTTGGGGTTCTACGAACTTTCAATCTGTTATCGATGAAATTGTTAGAGTAAGAAACCAGAATCCAAAAATTCCGGTAAACGAGTACCCAAAGGTACTATTAGTTGTAAGTGATATGCAATTTAACCCTACCGCTGGTAATACTCAGACAAACTACGAAGTCGCAATGAAAAAGTTGCGTGCAGTTGGTCTTGAAGATATGACCGTTATTTGGTGGCAAGTTAATGGTAGATATGGTAATGATTTTCCTTCAAGTCTAGATGATGCGGGTACTGTACTGGTATCTGGTTTTGATGGTTCGATTGTATCATCTATTCTTGGTGGAGCGAAGGAACAGGTTGTCGACGCCGTAACTGGCGAAGTTCGTAGACTGAATCCTTTAGAAATGATGACTAAGTGTTTAGACCAAGAAGTGTTAAACAAGATTGTTGTAGTTGACTGACTGAAATAGCTCTGGTATATGGCGATTTAAGTAATATACCAACGTGCCTAGGTGCTAAATCGTGTGGCGCGAGTATTCTCTGCAAAAGAATATGCTAATGGTTCGAATCCATACCTAGGCTCTAGTGAGGTAATAATGTCTGTATTAATTTTTTCTGATGTACATCTTGGAAGTTTTGTATGTCAAAGAAATAAAGTTATAGAGTTATTACAAACTAAAGGAGAAAATGTAGATGAGATAGTGATTGCGGGCGATTTATTCGACTCTATCAACTGCCGCCTATCTTCAAAAGACTGGAAAATACTTAAACTCTTAAGTAAACTATCTACATACAAACCCGTCATTTGGGTTAGAGGAAATCACGATGAACCACATCCGGAAATTATAGCATCATTATTAGGTCTTACGCTAGTAAACGAATACACGTTTCAATCTGGCGATAAGACCTTTTTCGTTATACATGGTCATGTGTACGATAACTTTATTACGAATAACAAGTTGGCCACAAGAATCGGCGACAACATATACTTTTTCCTTCAGTATATAGATAGGTCAGGATTCTTAGCTAGATTTGCTAAGTATAATTCCAAGACGTTTCTAAGATGTGTTGATAAAGTTAAATCTTTGTGTTTACAACATCATACTGATTGTGATTATATTATTACCGGCCATACACACCATCCGATGATGGAAAATAAGTTTTTAAATTGCGGTTCATTTACTGAACATCCATGTACATATATTTTAGTCGATAATGGCAACCCCGTTTTAGAAAGTGTTTAATGAATTCAATTATTCTCGCAACATGCTTCTTAGTTTTTGGTCCTGGCGATTTATCTGAAAATCAAATTTCGGATAGAATTGTAGAAATGGCAAAAATAGTTCCGCCTAATTCAATTCGTGAATACACACTGCCAGATGAATCAAGAGTCGATATCTTAACTGACGAATATGCGTTTGAGGTAGAATGGGCTTATAAGTGGAAGGAATCTATCGGTCAATCTTTGTACTATGCTATTCAAACCGATATGAAGCCCGGAATTATTTTACTTTTCAAGGGTGAACCACAAGATAAAGAAAACTACTTGCGATGTTCTGTTGTTTGCGAAAAATATAATATCAAGTTAATCACTGTGAAAGTAAAGGATTTAAAATGAATTTGTATGACAAAGTAAAGCATCTAAATAACAAATCCGGAAATTATCTAGTTCGTGTGTATGTCACCAATAGATTAGATATGTCGTCATATTTAGATTGTACCGCCAATCTATTAGTAAGTGGTCGTAATAAAAAAGACGCTAGAACAAAACTAAATCATGCCCTAAAAGCTGATAAAATTAATTGTAAAATTGGGAGAGCTTGGAAACAATGAAACTAATCACTATTAATCATTTTTGGAAATTAACCAATAATTGTAATTTAACTTTTGATTGGTGTCTTGTAGTAGACCGAGGAATTCCGTGTGAACAACATACACAAATTTTCAGTCATCACGTTACAAACCCTCCAGATTTCGAAACTGTAGAGAAGTTTATTGAAAATAATTCTGACAAAATAAACGATAGAATTAATAAATTTGTCGATTTAATTAGAGTGCAAAAATCTGAAGCTATAAGTAATGAGTTTTGCTACCAATTATTAAAAGAAATTATAGAAGATTGTGAAGAAATAGAAGGCGAAAGACTGTGAAAATCTTGATTTATAAAGAGGAAAAATAATGAACCAGAATCTAACTGAAATTGCAATGGTTGTTGACTGTAGTGGCTCTATGTCCGATTGTATTGATGAAACAAGAAAAATGCTCCAGTCCTTCTTAGATGAACAAAAGAAGGTTCCGGGCAAACTTAATGTTACTTATGTGACATTTAATACAGAATATAGAATCATTCATAGTGGTGTTAATATTCAAAAATTAGAAAGTCTTCCAGTTACCGCTGGTGGATTTACGGCTCTATATGACGCCGTTGGTAAAACAATAGATGATATCGGAAATCGTTTAAGTAATACTAAAGAAGAAGACCGGCCATCTAAAGTATTAATTGTTATTCTTACTGATGGTGCAGAAAACTCTTCTAGAGAGTATGGCTTCGAAAAGTTGAAAAATATGATTGCTCATCAAAAACAAAAGTATAACTGGCAATTCATGTTTATGGGTGCCGATTTTACTGCGGCTCAGGGAGTTGAACTTGGTATTAGTGCCGAGAATTCTTATACTTATGGTAAAATGAAGAGTGGTAAGAATATGGACTTCCTCAATAGAAAAATGAGTAACTATAGATGTACCGGAAGCGCCGGTGCTCTAAATATTAGTGCTGAAGAACGCTCGGAGCTTGCGTGATGTTTATACTTGTAAGCTATGACGATTGTTATGATGATGGAATGCAAAATATTAAAATGTATAAATTTAATTCTCAAGAAGAATTAGATGAGGCAAGAAATCTATTAGGAAAAACTGGTCTAAAATTTTTAGATTCATTTACAGAATATGTTGCACCTAAATTATATTATTTTGTATTTTATAGTAATAAAAAATTTATAGTAAATGAAGAATATAGACTTGGTGATATAAAATATATAATCTCTAAAATAGATTTTGAAGATGTTATAATTAGTTATAATAATATTTCTATATTTTCTAATAAAGCTGATGCATATAATTTTTGTGACGAGGTTAATGCTAAATTATCAGAATACAAGCTAGTATTAATTCAGACAAGTGTATTTTATGGTAATGTTTACGTACGTAAATCTCTTGAAACATTTACTATTAATCGAAAAACATTTGATATGAATGGACAACTTATAAGTAATTATATAGAGCCTGTACCACATACCAACAATACTTCTTTCTCTAGTAATTTTAATATTCAGGCGTCTGGAGTGCCTCACTAATGTATATACTACTAGCTACCAAAACTGACTATGATGATACAGAGTCTTATGTTTATAAATTTGACTCTGAAGAAAAGAGAGATGAAGCCGCATTTAAATTGCGTAAATGTGGATATGAGTGTTCTACTAAATTTACAAAGTATACTGAACCTGTAAAATATTATCATGGTTATTTTGATGCAAATAAACAACGGTATATTGTTAAAGAAGATTTTAACGAATTTGGTATTGATGAATTTAGTAGTAATATACCAAATGACGATGTTCTAAAATATGTTCCAAGTTATAACTGTCGGTCATTAGATAAGTCTAAAGTTTACGAGTGGTGTGATAGAGCTAATGAACATTTATCTAAATATCAATTAGTCAAAACTTCCGGTCCTTCTAGTGGAACGTATCATTCGTGGGTATTAAAGACAGTACAAGAATTTCAGATAGAACGAGATGTATTTAATTTACAAGGACAATTAATTAGAACTGGTCATATATTATATCGCAATGATAAAATTTTCGATGGTAATATAAAATCTCCACCTGGTCCTTTTTTTACTGGCTGTTCAGGATGATTAAATTTCTTATATTTTCAAAAGATAGAGCGGCTCAATTAGCTTGTTTACTACAATCTATGGGCCGCTTTAAATATTCTAATAACCTAAACATTTCGGTCCTATATAAGACAAGTCATGAAGACTATCAAGTTGCCTACGACCGCGTCGTCAGTGAAAACGGATTTGATTTTGTAAAAGAAAACAATTTTTATAATGATACTCTTAGTATAATAAATAATACCAAAGAAGAATATATAGCACTAAGTACGGATGACACGTTCCTATTTAGGGATTTTTGTCTAGATGGAATATTAGACGAAGTTATGAAAAAATGCGATGTATTTTCTTTGCGCTATGGGTATAATACAATCGTACAAGATATTCATGCAAAGACATACCAACCCGGTCTAAGACGCCCGGTAGAATTACATGAAGGAAAAATATTACAGTGGAGATGGACCGACTACGACCCGCTACATAATTACGGGTATCCATTCGGCCTAGATATGCACATCTTTAAGACACGCCAATTACTCGCACTACTATCTACTTTTCAGTGGAGTAATACTAACCAAATGGAGAGCGGCCTGTTTCATTTGAAATATAAAATCAGCCCGTATATTTCTTCCTTTAGTCAAAGTGTTGCGGTTAATATTCCAATCAATAGTATTTCGGGTGTTACACTTGCGGGACAATATTATTCTTACTCTGTTGAGGATTTGAATAGGGCTTTTCTAGACGGTTATAAAATAACATACGACTTTAAACCAGAGGATATAAAAGGATGTCATCAAGAAGTGCCCGTTTTGTTAGTAAAATAAACTGTATGTTAAATATGGCAAAGGAAGTATCTACTTTAAGTACGGACCTCCATACTAAACATGGTTGTATTATAGTTGATGATGAGTTTCATATTTTGGGTGCTGGGTATAACGGACTACCTAAAGGATTTGATGATAGTAATCCATATCTTTTAGAACGTCCGACTAAATATCTATTTATGGTACATTCAGAAGTAAATGCCGTTTCTAACTGTACCGCTAAACCCAAAAATGCTAAAGCTATTGTTACCGGTTGGTGTTGTATTAATTGCTTGATTCATTTACATCAGAATGATATTTGTGAAATTTACATGGATAATCGTATGTCTAAAATGTTAGATAACGATGAGTATTGGATAAACTTAGAAGTATTTCGTCAAAATTCCAAAGTTAAATTATATATCATAGAGAATGGGCAAATAGTAGATGTACACCTATCAACAGGCTTTAGAAGCATCAATTAAGTATTTCGGTGGAGAAGAACTACCCGCTAAAGTATTCGTAGATAAATATGCGATGCGTAATCATGAGAATCAATTAGTCGAATTAACTCCAGATGATACTCATCGAAGACTAGCTAAAGAATTTGCGAGAGTAGAAAAAACAAAGTTCAAAAAACCATACACCGAAGAAGAAATTTTCGAGTTATTCAAACACTTTCGTTATATCATTCCTCAAGGTTCTCCACTAATGGGTATTGGTAATAATTATCAAACCGTTAGTATTTCTAATTGTTTCGTAGTTCCATCTCCCGAAGATTCTTACGGCGGAATTTTAAAAACTGACCAACATATTGCCCAAATCTCTAAGCGTAGAGGCGGAATAGGTTTTGATATTTCCACTTTAAGACCAAGTGGTAGTTATGTAAAAAACGCCGCGAGCACTACTACTGGCGGTGTATCATTTATGCATCGTTTTTCTAATACTTGTAGAGAAGTTTGTCAATGTATTGAAGAAAATCAATTAGTCCTATCTGATAGTGGTTGGAAGAAGATTAAAAATATCAACCATATAGATAAAGTATGGACTAAAAACGGTTGGGTAAAAGTATTACGTACAGTATTTACTGGCAACAAAGATGTATATAAAGTTAGTAGTAAATTTGGTAATGTTATTATTACATCAAAAGACCATATTTTCCAAACATTTAATGATGACGGACTAACAGAAAGTAGACTAGAATCACTAAAAGTAGGTGATGGTATAGTAGGTATATCAGAATCTATGGTAACAAATAAATTTACAGATTCCGACTATTTATATCAAGACCAAATTCAGAGTATTGAATATGTTGGTAAAGCTAATACGTATGACCTAATGTTAGAATCAGAGCATCTATTCAACTGTAATGGATATTATGTTCATAATTCTGGCCGTCGTGGGGCTGAAATGATGACATTGTCAGTTCATTACCCAGATATTCTTGACTTCGTTAAAATTAAATCTGATGGTGTATCTGTTACTGGCGCTAATATTTCTGTTAGATTAACTAACGAATTTTTAAAAGCCGTAAAACAAGATAAAGATTATGAATTAAGATGGCCGGTTGATAGCGATACACCATTAGTTAGCAAACAAGTTAATGCTAGAAAAGTTTGGAAGGAAATTATCCATCATGCTTGGTTAAGAGCAGAACCGGGATTATTATTTTGGGACAATATTTTAGAAAATAGTCCGGCAGATTGTTATGGCAAATTTAATTTTAATACAGTCGCCACAAATCCTTGTTGTTTTTCCTCTAAAGAAAATATATATGTTATCACAAATAATGGTATTAAAGAAATTAAAGAAGTTACTAGTAATGACAAGATTTGGATTAATGAATCTAAGTCATGGGCTAAAACTAGTGGATATTTTAATGCTGGTAAAGCTAAAATTTATAAAGTATCATTTAAAAACGGCGAAGATTTATTTATTACTAATAATCACAAGCTATGTGTTGTAAAAAATGAAAGAATTGGCACAAAAGTTATACATCACGAAGGTGAATTAGTACCTCTATCCGAACTTTCTGTTGGAAGTAAGATTTACACTCATACTACCAAAGTTGATGAAATTGTTTTTGGTCAGTATGGTAATTACGAAGAAGGTTTAATTATTGGTTCTATGACTGGTGATGGTTGTCTTTCTTATAGAAGTAAAGATGATAAATTTCCAGCTACTATTTTAGATTTTTGGTCACAAGATTATGAAACGGCTAAAGAATGTGAAAAAGCATTTAATAGTCTTGGTTATAAAATTTCATTACAAAAATCTTCTTGTGTAGAAGGGAAAAATAGACTTTGTTCAGAAACATTTACTAAGGATTTTGTACAAAAGTATAAAAATAATATTTGGTTATTTAAATCTGATACTGAAATTAATCCGTTTCTATTTAAAGCATCTAAGAAATTTATTATTGGTTATCTACAAACATATTTTGCCGCTGATGGTACTGTTCAGTATGTTCCTCAAACTAGTTATTATAGCGTATCTCTTGCTAGTATTAACAAAAATAGACTGAAACAAGCTAAATACTTATTAAGTTTATTTGGTATTAAATCTTCTATATCTATTATGAAAAAGGCCGGTGAAAATATTATTAATGGCGTATCTTATAATACCAAAGATTGTTGGAGATTGGTATTAACGGGTATAGATAATCTAAAGAAATTTGCTAATGAAATTGGTATTTTAAATCATAATAAGCAATTACAATTACAAAAAATATGTAATGTAAATCAACATCATCAAACTAAAAATCTAGCATATACGGAAATTTCTAATATTGAAGAATATGGTGAGGATGATGTAGGATGTATAGAAGTTGAACAATATCATAAGTTTACTGCTAATGGTATTATTAGTGGTAATAGCGAGATTACTCTTTCTGCGTTTGATAGCTGTCGTTTAATGGCTATTAATTTATTCAATTTTGTTAAAAATCCGTTTACTAAACATGCTTCTTTTGATTTTGTTAAATTTGGATATATCGCAGAAATTGCACAAAGATTAATGGATGATATGATTGATTTAGAAGCCGAAAAAATCAAGAGTATTATTAGTAAAATCGAATCTGATGGCGAAGATGCTAGTACAAAAGCTACAGAATTAGAATTATGGCAAAATATCTTAAAGTATTGTTTATTAGGTCGTAGAACAGGATTGGGTATTACTGGCCTAGGTGATACTCTCGCTGCTCTTAATATTAAATATGGTAGCGACCAATCTATTAAAACTACAGAATCTATTTATGAAACATTAAAAATTCATGCTTATAAATCATCTATTGAAATGGCTGAAGAATTAGGACCATTCCCAATATTCGACCATAATTTAGAAAAAGATTGTAAGTTCTTTAAGTTATTTCCTAAAGACCTATTGAAAAAAATGGAGTTGACAGGTAGACGCAATATAGCTATACTCACTACAGCACCGACTGGTACGATTTCAATGCTGGCGGCTGTTGGTCCATACCACAATGTATCATCTGGTATTGAGCCTGTATTTATGTTGTCATACACAAGACGTAAAAAGGGAAATCCGGGCGATAAAAACTTTAGAAGTGACTTTGTTGATAAAAGCGGCGACCACTGGATGGAATTTCCTGTATACCACAACGGTTTAAAACTATGGATGGATATTACCGGAGAAACTGATATTACTAAATCTCCATACTATGGGTGTTGTGCAGAACAAATTAATTGGGTAAAACGTGTTGAATTACAAGCCGCAGCCCAAAAACATATTGACCATGCTATATCTTCAACGATTAATTTACCGGAAGATGTAACTGAGGAAGAAGTTGCTAAAATCTACGAAACAGCTTGGGAAGCCGGTTGTAAAGGTATTACTGTATATCGAGCTAATTGTAGAACGGGTGTGCTAATTGATAATTCTAAGAAAGAGAAAAAGCAAGAAGATTTGATAGTTAAAACAACCGCTCCTAAAAGAAGTAAAGAATTAGAAGCCGACGTACATCATATTACCGTTAATTCTCAACCATACTTAGTTATTGTTGGTTTATTAAACGGGCAACCATATGAAGTATTTTCTACTAAGAATACACTCGTAGATAAGTCGGTTAAAAAAGGAAAAATTGTAAAAGTTAAGAAATCTATATACAAAGCGGTTTTTGAAGACGAAACCGAATTATCTCCAATTAACTACGGATGTGATGAGTATGAAGATGCCTTGACTCGTATAATTAGTTGTGGACTTAGACACGGTGCCGATATTCAATATATTTCGGAACAATTATCAAAAGTAAAGGGACAGATGAATTCTTTCGCGAAGTCTATATCTAGAGCACTAAAACACTATATTCAAGATGGTACAGTAGTAAAGGAAAAATGTACAGAATGTGGCGGGCAGCTAATCTATCAAGAAGGTTGTATGAAATGTAGTTGCGGTTTTAGTAAATGCTCATAAAGGAGAAAATTATGTTTCCGGTTATTCCGTGTGTTAAAATGTCGCCATCAGCCAAAGTCCCGTCTAAAGTTCGCGTAGAGGATGTTGGATTTGACTTATATGCTGATGAAGATGTACTAATTTACCCACATCAAGTTGTTAAGGTTAAGACTAGTATTAAGATGGCTATTCCCGCCGGTTATGCCGGTTTTATTTTTGACAAGAGTGGAGTAGGTTCTAAGGGTGTAAAGGTTTTTGGCGGCGTTATTGATTCATCATATCGTGGCGAAATTATTGTTTGTCTCGGGTATTTAGTAGAAGAACGTGACGACGATAATAATGTTGTGACTAGAAATGAGTACGGTTTTCCTTCTATGTATGAAGTGAAAAAAGGCGAAAAAGTGGCACAAATCTGTTTCCTTCAAACTCCCTACTTTTCCCTTGAGGAAAGTTCGGAATTGGGTGAGACAGATAGAGGGGAAAGGGGATTCGGTAGTACCGGATTAAAATAGATGTCTAAAAGAACATTAGTATTAAATAGTGACTTCACACCAATCGAAATTGTTGATTGGAAGAATGCCTTTGTTATGTTGTTAAAAGATAATAGAATTAATAATGATGGTACATTAGGTGCGGCTTTCTTAGTTGAATCATACGATACTCATGTTTATGACTCTATGGGCAGAACACATTCTGTACCGGCCGTTATCGCTCTTAAGAAGTATGTAAATAAACACACCACCAAAAATGTGTTTAGTAAGCAGAATGTATTCTTGAGAGATAATCTAACATGCCAATATTGTTATATTAAGTTTGAAGCTAAGTTTCTTACTATAGACCATATTATTCCACGTTCACGTTGGTCTAAGATGGGATTTAGTGGTAGCTGTAATAATTGGACAAATGTTACTACTGCTTGTGAAAAATGTAACAAGACAAAGGGTGATAGAACTCCTCAAGAAGCTGGTATGAAATTATTAACTCTACCAGGGAAGATTACTATAAAGGAAGCGTTTTTAAACAAAATTAAACAATATCCTATTCCTAAAGAATGGGAACCATTCGTAGTAGGTTCAAATGACGAGACAAAAGACAAAAAACACAAAACAACAACCATCTAGTCCGGTAATAAAGCAATTTAGACCCAAAACTAGAAATCAGTCTGACTACGTCCGTTCTATCATAGAAAACGAAATTACGTTTTGTCATGGTATACCCGGAACAGGTAAAACAGCTTGTGCCGTTGGATTGGCCGTAGAATATCTGATTAGTGGTAAAGTTGAGAAAATTGTTATTACTAGACCTATTGTTGCTGCGGCTACGAAACCGCTCGGCGCATTGCCGGGCGGTGTTCAAGAAAAAATTGACCCATATCTATTACCAATCTATGACGAATTAGAATCATATCTATATCCTCGTATTGTTAAAACATTGATTAGTGAAAAACGTATTATTATTGCCCCTCTTGAACTTATGAGAGGTTCTAACTTTCATAATTCTTTCATCATTCTCGATGAAGCTCAAAACTGCACCTATAACCAACTCAAAATGTTCGTTACAAGAATCGGTAAAGATTCTAAGATGGTTATTAATGGCGATGCTCATCAATGTGACCTACCAAAACATGACGCCGGTGCCCTTTCTTTATTTATTGAAAAATTAAAACCAGTTCATGGTGTTGGAGTATCATATCTTGACGAAACTGATATTCAACGTAATCCTATTATTGGTGCTATTTTAAATGCTCTAGGAGATTAGTTAGGAAAAATATGATTGTTATTATATGTGGTCCGCGTGATTTTAAGGACTATGGAGAATTAAAAAAAGCTATTAAGGCTTCAGGTTTTAATATTACTGAAATAGTACATGGTGCGGCTACTGGAGCCGATAGTTTAGCTGGCGATTATGCTAATGAATTCGGTATCAAATGTGTAGAGTTTCCGGCAGACTGGAATAATATCAAAGTACCCGACGCTCAAATAGCCGAAAATGCTTGGGGTAAAAAGTATAATAAGAATGCCGGTTTTGCAAGAAACATTAAGATGGCAATCTACGCCGTAGAAAAATCTCAAACACATAAAGTTGGTGTAGGATGTATTGCTATTAAAATGAAAACTGCCGGTACTGAACATATGATATCAAAAGCTAAAGAGTATAATATACCGGTTTTTGAATATGTCCCGTATTTAGATATAGCCAAACCTGAAGGAGAATATTTATATGTCTTTGGTCAAGATACTGCCGCAAAAACTAGAGGATAACCTAGGTGACGATTTACGTTATTTTGAAGTAGTCCAAGGTTATGAGTGCGAGTCTTGTGGCGATGTATTTTCCGAGGTAAGGAAACGTAGTAGCGATTTCCGGCATACTATTTGTCCTTCTTGCCAAAAAGAAACTCTTATACCATTAGTTGGTGATGTATCATTTATGATGAATAACGTTACTACACTTGGTAAACAGGCGGAAATTAACTCTAAGAAGATGGGTAGCTATAAACGCTCGGAACTTGAAGAACAACAAAAGCCCGCTAAGCAAAAGAAAGAGGCGGCTGATAAAATGCGACGTTTATCCAATATGACGCCGGAACAGAAAAAAAGATATATTTTAAATGGAGACTAAATGTACGCGGCAATATGTAATATTCAAATAGAGTTACACGAATTAAATGATAAGGGTGAGGCGATTAAACTAGTTAGTGACGAAAATTTATCGCCACGACGACTTATTTCAATTAGAGCGGAGACAGTTGATGAATGCGTCAGAAAAGTCAATGAACAACTTCGCAGTGTATGAAATTGAGTGCGATACTTGTTATAATAAGTTAGTAAAAATTCAAGTTAGTCAAATTAAGAGTTATATCTCAAAAATCAAAGTTCTATGTCCACATTGTAGTCAAACTACTTTTGTACATAAATTTGAAAACAAAATCTTCTTAAGTCCCGCTAATGGTCTTATTATGATAGATGTATCTGCAAATCCAGTTTATGATGGTAATGAAGTAGTATCTATGGATACAAAAATTGTTTTATCTAAAAGGAATTAAGAATGGTTAAGAAAGCACAACGTACATTCACAGAAGAAGAATTAGTTCAAATTTACGAAGGTCTTAAAGAAATTGAAGAAAAACGCGAATTAGAACAAAAGGCTAAAGAACAGGCTAAACCACCACTCTTTCATTCTAGAAAGGGCGCAACAGTAGCTACGCCATTAGCGGCAGAAGTAACTTTACCGGCCATTCCTAAGAATAAAGAAACAAACACTATCCATAGAATACGATAATATGTTACAATACGAGATAGATGAATATATGTTCGACCAGAGAGATAGAAGTGCTACATTTGAAGTAGACCTGTCTGATGGTCGAACTGTTTATAGTGACGATGATAGACCGGGTTTGGAAATTCCGTCTACTTGGCTTAGACTTAGAAGATATTTATATCATACACAATTAAGTATCATTGGCTATCGTCTAAGATTTAGAAGTAACGTCATTCATATTGGTTATAATGCCGAAGGTTACTACTTTAGTAAAGCATTATTATATTCTTTTGGTTCTGAACAGAGCTATAATTTTATAGTAGCCGGTACTCTTAAAAACAACAAACTATTAGTAAGTAGGTATTCAAATCCATCATTACAATTGGAAGAAATCGAATATAGAGAGGTAAATACTGATTCAGAATGTCTGATTATAAATCCAAATATAACAATAATGTCCCAACAGGACCAGCACAATACTTAACAGATATAATGTGTGAAAGAGAGGCGACTAAATTAGGTCGCCATCTTTTTTCTAAGTATTGGCAAGACCCATTCTGGAAAATTAAGTATGGTCAGCATATCGTGGCGGTAAATGCGTTACTTAAAATCTATCCGCCAAATGTTATAGAACTTGCATTAAAACGAAAAGACTCCTTATGGATAACATCTTTTAGATTGAAAAAATTTAACCAGATTTGCAGAGAAGAACAGATTAAATTAGACGAAAAAGAAAAGAAAATAACAGAAAATATTAATAAGGCTACACTACCAGAAATAGAGGTAGAACAGCCACTTAATATAGCAAAACCGTTCTCTAAGAAAAAGGCTAACAAATTAGATGGCTAAGGAAAAAGAAACAGTTTCAGATTTTGAAAAGAAGTATGGTAAAGTATGTATTTCTGGTGATTTTATTCTAGAGCAAGAAAAGAAGATTATCTCGATGTCTCCGCGAATGGATATTGGTTTATCCGGCGGTATTCCAGAGGGTTGTTGGGTTTTATGTTCTGGTCAACCAAAACGTGGTAAAACTACCTGTATATTGCAATTATGCGCTAATGCACAAAAACAGGGTAAAAAGATTAGATATTTAGACGTAGAACATAGATTAAAACCTATGAACTTAGGCGGTATAGCCGGTCTAAAAACTGACGAAGATAATTTTAGAATTGTGCGTTCTGAAAAAGGAAACATTCTTAATGCAGAACAATTTCTAAATGCCGGAACAGATATGTTACATGCCGAAGAAGATATAGTTTTAGTTATCGACTCGGTATCTGCTCTATGTTCATCTGCCGAAACTATTGGCGAAATTACATCACAAGCTAGAAATGCCGGTGCAAAATTAATGGCAAACTTCTGGCGAAAAAACAAAGATATTGTACCAGTTCAAAATTCTATAGTTATTATGATTATTCACTTAATTGCTAATACTTCGGGTTATGGTGCAAAATGGAACGAAGATGGTGGCCAAAAGATTCAGTATGCTTGCGATGTTAAGATTCGTAATAAAAGTACCGCAGATTGGCTAGAAGGGGAAAAGTTAGTCGGCATTATGCCAGAATGGGAAATAGAAACCTCTGCTCTAGGTCCGGCTTGTAAGAGTGTTAAACAACGAATTAGATTCGGTATTGGCGCTGATGAAACGGCCGAACTTATGGATGTCGGATTAGAATTCGGATTGATTTCTCAGGCGGGTGCTTGGTATAGTTGTGATTTTGTTGTTAGTACGCCCGAACTTTCTTCCTTTTGTTCAGAAGATTCTAAGAAGAATATGGTTTGTAAATTCCAGGGTGAAGCAAATCTTTACAAATTCTTAAAAGAAAATCCGACAGTACAACAGAAATTAAATGAACTAATTAGGTCAATGATATGAGCCACAAAGTGTTAGGTTTAGATGGTAAAACATATAACTGGAATTTAGTAAAGTATACCACGAATAACCACAATCCTTCTTCATTACATATAAAAGCTAGAGAAATACTTAAAAAACTTTATCCGTTTGATGCTATCTTAGAAGAGGTTGCTTTGCCGGGTTCGACATTAATAGCCGATTTCTATATTCATAGAATTAAAACTGTTATTGAAGTTCATGGCGAGCAACATTATACATATAACAATTTCTTCTTCAAAGACAAAAAGTCATTTCTACAAGCCTCTCAAAGAGATAAACAAAAAAAACAATGGTGCGAAATCAATAGTATAACTTATATTGAATTACCATATAACAAAATAGAGGAGTGGGAATGGATAATATCACAGAAAAATTAGAGCAGTTTGTAGCTAAGTTAGATGAGTATGATAAACGTAATGGTTTTGCTAAAGTTCAACTTGATACGGATATCGAAGAATACCTCAATCTATCAGCCGACAAACTAAAAAATATGACAGATGAAGAATGTGGTATAGCGGCGGTTAAACTTGCTAGATATTCATTATATGTACAAAAAACAATCAATCGACAATCCGCTATTATGAAATGGGCGGAACATGAGATTAATGTGTTAAGTTCTTCAGTTATACAAAACTATGATAAGTTTTTACGTCATGAACTTAAAATAGCACTCATTGCAAAAGAAAATAGTGTTATTGCAAAATTAAACAATGTGTATAATACAGCTCTATCAAGAGTAGAAGAAAATAATTATTTAGCTAGTAGAATTTCAACTATATCAGAAACATTACTAGCGTTACAACAAACTAAAAGAAAGTATACAAATGACGCCAGAAGAAATGTTGGATAATGCGATAGAACTCGGCGACCTAGAAGCTATTAAGAAGGCCCGCGAACTAATCAAGAAAAACGGAACCGAAAAGCCTAGAAATTTTGGAGGTGGTGTTAAGTTTCAGGGTAATCAATTTAATCCTACCGAATTTCAGAATTTAGCAGAAGTTAAAGAAGCTAAGAAGTTTGATAAAAAACATAAGATTGGCGTTTCTCAACGCTCTCGTACTGGACCAAAACAATTAAAAGCCGTTTGTGTTAAATGTAAACAAGTGTTTATGGTTAGTCCTATTTTATTTCGAGAAAACTTTAAGTGTGACGACTGCATTAAATCATGAAATATAACGAAGAATCTGAAAAGAGTGTATTATGCGGACTGTGCGAATACGGACAGGATATTTATGTAGAAATACAAGACGTTATAGATTCTAAGTCATTTTTCAAAACTGAACATCAGATTATTTTTTCTTGTATCAAGAATTCGCTTGCCAATAATTCAAAAATAGACTATAATACAATACTGAGTTCTGCCACAGAGCTTGGTATGAAAGATGTACTATCCAAAATAGATATTAGATTTCTATTTAATAACCCGTCTGTTAAAGAGAATGTTATTAATGAATCTAAAAGAGTTGCAAGACTTGCTATTACAAGAAAATTACAAGAGACCCTGTTTACGGCTACCAAAAAGTTGGAAGCTATTACTGGCAACGAAAGTGTAACATCAATTATTGATATAGCGCATCAGCCTATACTTAATTTTTCACAAACTTTTGATGGCAGCGATGATTCTCCAAAACTTCTTGGAGAAAATGTTGACGATTATCTAGATTATTTAATGGAAAATCCAAATAGAAATGTCGGTATTCCTAGCGGTTTTCCAAGATATGATGCGTATATTGGCGGCGGCTTTAGAAGAAAGAGTGTATCATTGATAGGTGCCAGAATGAAAGCTGGTAAATCAATGTTGGCCGCTAATATTGCTATTAATGTTTGTCGGAATAAAATTCCAGTTCTTTTATTAGATACGGAAATGAATGAGGAAGACCATCTAAATAGACTACTTGCTCACTTTTCTAAAATCAATATTAATAGCATTGAAGCATCCAAATTTACTTCTAATCCTAACTATATTCAAAAAGTTAAAAAGGCCGGACAAAGTATTAAACAACTTGACCTGACTTATAAAAACGTAAGTGGTCGCTCATTAGAAGAAATTTTATCTATAATGAGAAAGTGGATTTTAAAACATGTTGGCGAAACTGATGGTAGAACTAACGATTGTCTTATCATCTATGATTATCTAAAGTTGATGAGTTCTAGTTCATTAGGAAATAACTTAGCTGAATATCAGGCTTTAGGTTTTCATATTACTGATTTACATAATTTTACAGTACAATACGATGTACCAATTTTATCATTTGTACAATTAAATAGAGATGGTATCAATAACGAAGATACTAGCGTTATTTCTCAGTCGGATAGAATTGCTTGGTTGTGTACTAATTTTAGTATTTTCAAGTTTAAGACGCCGGAAGAAATTAACGACGATGGAGAACAAGAAGGTAATAGAAAATTGATACCGCTAATTTCTCGACACGGCCCTGGTATTGAAGATGGTAATTATATCAATATGTTTATGGAAGGACAATATTGTATGATTACTGAAGGAAAAACTAAGTTCGAAATAGCTGTAAACGGTGGAACAAATGATAACGATGACCCAGAAACCGAAGTTACATTTTGAGGAAATTAACCGTATATCAGATTTAGCGTCGGAACATATCGATGATATTTTAGATGATTTGAAAATTGACTATCAACAAATTGGTAACAGATTTACATTTACTTGTCCATTACATGATTCTAATAATCTAGATTCTATGACTATGTATAAGTATGGTAAAGTTTGTAATGGTTATTGGTTATGTTTTACGAATAATTGTCAAAAAGAGTGGGGTGCCGGACTATTCAATTTTATCCGGGCATACTTTACGAAAATTAATTCTAAACAAGCCTCATATCAAGAAGTTGTTAAATATCTATCTAAATTTGTAAATGAGTCAGATATCAAAGTACAAGAAAAATCTAAAAAACATTTTTTAAAGCAGCAAGAAAATAATTTGTGCGTATCTAGAGAAGAAACAAGAAAACGCCTAATTATTCCTTCTGCTTATTTTATTAATAGAGGTTTTTCAAAAGAAGTGCTTGATAAGTATGACGTTGGAACTTGTAAAATAAAAAAGAAACCGATGTACATGAGAGAGGTTGTTCCGGTGTATAATAATGAGTATACCGGAGTAATTGGTTGTATTGGTAGAACTATTAATCCACAATGTAAAATATGTAAAAAATACCATTCTGATACATATCCATGCCCTAGAAATGCTTTAGAGAATCTATGGGCCGCAAAATGGCGTAATAGTAAAAATTTACATCTAGAATACTCTTTTTATAATTTTTGGTTTGCAAAACACTTGATAAATGATGCCGGATATGTTATATTAGTAGAAGGCGCTGGTGATGTTTGGAGACTCGAAGAAGCCGGATATCATACCGCCCTAGGTCTTTATGGAGCAAGACTTACACAGAGCCAACTCGAACTATTAAAAACATTTCCATTGCTGTTTAATATTATCGTTGCTACGGATTCGGATGAAGCTGGTCAAAAGGCGGCGGCAGACATTAAAAGTAAGCTGGGTACGTTTTTCAATATTCATCATGTACTATTACCAAAAAAGGACTTTGGTGATATGTCTATACTGGAGACTAAGTCGGTGCTAGAGCCGATTATAACAAAATTATGACCTCGTCAGAAATAGAATGTGTCGAAGATTTGTTAGTACATGCTTTACATCTTAGAAATTTTCATGCAGTGGACTGTATGTTAAAACATTGTGAAGTTAGTCAATGTGATAACAACTTACTAATGATGATGCTAAAGCGCACTGAAAAATATAGTCAACTATTACATTATAGAGACAAGTTTGTTTTAGAAGTAGAAAGAAAGTTAAATTTAAGATGACAAGTATTATTGGTTTCTGTGGTAGAGCACAAAGTGGTAAAACAAGTTCGGCAGCCTTTATTTATGGGCTTGAATTACTAAAAAGAGGCGTTATTCCAAGTTTTGATATGTCAGAAAAAGGAGAACTGATTGTACCCGTTTCTAAAGAGGACGGAACCGTGGCGGGAGCTATTTTAGATATTACAAGTCATGATAACGATTTTATTGATTTTGCCAGTGAATCTATTTGGCCATATATTAAATTATATAATATGGCGGATTTACTAAAAATCGCAGTAATGGAATTATTTGGTGCTACGTATGAACAATGCTATGGCACTAATGAACAGAAGAATACACCGACCGAAATTAGATGGTCTAACATGGCAAAAGTTTTAGACAAATCTATGCTAAAAAAGCTAAAGGAAGAAGATAAGTTAGAAACCTTTATGACTGCCCGCGATATTATGCAGCAGTTTGGTACTAATGTACTACGCAAAATTAATCCGGATATTTGGGTCAATGCCGCACTTAAGAAAATTGATAATGAGAAGCCGGAAATAGCTTTAATTGGTGATATTAGATTTGAGAATGAACTGGACGCAGTTAAGAATGCGGGCGGAAAGGTTATTAAATTAACACTAAATCCGCTCAACTCTGACCATGAAAGCGAACTTTCTGTAGACTCTATTCCCCTCAACAAGTTTGATGCCGTTTTAGACAATGCTAATTTGAATATTTATGATAAAAACGACCAATTGTATACTTTGTTAAAGGAATGGAATTATTATGTCAAAGCTAGTGAAAATTCGTAAGGGTGCCGTAATTTCTACAATAGACGGAACCAGTAGTTTGGTAGAGACTGTGGATAGCGATTTGATTTTTAACTATCTGAAAATCGACCGCTTTAGAAATCACCATCATATCTATCTAAACTCCGACAAATACATATTTATTTTTCCTTCATTTTATGAGGAACTTAGATGAGGATTAGACTCAACCCGGAACTTGATTATGAGGATGTTCTACTTTTACCAAAGCGTTCAACCTTATCTTCTCGTTCCGAAGTTATTTTGGAAAAAGAATTCAAAACGCCGTATGGTACTATGAATTTTTGTCCTGTTTTAGCCGCTAATATGTATAATACTGGCTCGCTAAAAATGGGCGAAATATTAGATAAATATAATATGGGAATTGTATACCATAAATTTATTGAGAATTATCAAAATCGTATTGTTAAAAACGGTTTTTTTAGTATTGGTATGAAAGATGACGATATATACAAATTAGAATCATATCAAAATTCTTCATACTATCATGGTGTTCTAAACATATGCATAGATGTTGCAAATGGATATCAAGAATCGTTTGTGGATTTTATAAAATTAGTTAGAAGCAAATTTCCAAAAGCATTTATTATGGCCGGAAATGTTGTTACCGGTTCTATGACAGAGCAATTAATTTTGGCCGGAGCTAATATTGTTAAAGTTGGTATTGGTAGTGGCGGATTGTGCTTAACAAGATTAGTTTCTGGTGTAGGTAGAGCACAACTAACTGCTGTATCAGAGTGTGCAGATGCCGCTCATGGATTAGATGGTTATATTTGTGCTGATGGTGGTATTAAACATATTGGCGATATTAGTAAGGCTTTTTGTGCTAACGC